TCCCGAAGGAAGAGTCGAAACTCATCCAACAGGGTCTGGACCTCTGGCGTGATAGCCAGAGGAGCCGCAGAGATGGTAGAGAGTGCCTTCCCGACATCATAAGGTACAGCAAGTATCTTATAGATGTACATCAGGGAGAGCCAGAAACGGATGACACGTGGACATCTGCTACGGATAGCATGACGCGCCTGCAAAGGCAGCCATGCCGGTAACCCGTGTGCCAAACGCACAGGGAAACCGTATTCCCACGATATCTTGGGAGTCTTCCCAAGGTACTGTAGAACGAGCAGAGATGAAAATTTCAGCAGAAGAACGACACCTCTCATACCTTTATGCACGTAGTAACGTCGCAAGGTAGAGGCAAAGTGTTGGGAAACTTGACTATTGACAGATCGCAATTCCTTCACATTGGTGAAGTGGGCAGTTAGCGCCACCAACCGGATAATGAACCCGACAAGAAGATGTTCCGTCATCTTGTCGGGGGAAAGCATAGTCTTCCCCTTAGCTAGGAACGCCCGATATGCACTACCCAACCGCGAGCGCAGGCCTCGATAGAAATACGAGGAACCCTGTGCAGATGGAGAGGGGGGAATATTTGGTTTAGGAGCTAAGATATCCGAATCCTTTGGCCTAGGGTCTAGCGGGTGAGCAACGACGATCAAGCGATCCTCGTTCGTAGCCATGACATTAGAAAGTCGATGGTATCCACCCTCACGAAGGTAGGTTAGGTGGGTTGGATCATGAGGATCCACGACAGCGTATCGCCCTGCGGCAATAAGTGCCCAGTCCACAGACCAAATCAACGGATGTGAGAGATTCGCCTGCATACACACAGCAGATGCACAAAACGTGCGCAGGTTTATAGTAGACAATATTATAGATTTTGCGGTCCGGGTTGTTAACCCGGCTCGGATTCCTCCGAGTAACGACGTTTTAAAATGTGTCATGGTAGTTAGTATAGGGTTAGTTTTATACTCTTTAACCTGAGCTAGAGGTCTCCGGAGTTTCACCGGATCTCGGGAGCATATCCCGAAGACTATCCTACTATTCTCCTCATGGGAGGGTAGCAGCTCGACCGTACAACCGACAACGAGATAATTTCCATTCGAGGACGTGCAGCTTTACGCAGTATACGAATTCCCTCTATCTCCGAGGCCCTAGCTTTGTCCTCCCAACTTTCTGGGAGGAGAGACAAGTGGGTTACGAGCATGAGATGTCTCTCATAGAAGCCACGTACGATACCCGATTTGCGGAGGCCTGGCGGGGTAAAGCCAGGTATCCTTCTGATGCGGAGAACGTCCACTATCG